CTACCAGAAGAATATCCTTATGATGTTCCATTTGAAGATCGTAGTATATTCAAGAAGGATTTTGATGGTCGTATAGATATCATACCTGTATCTGATCCTAACATCCCTTCCAACGCACACCGTATGATGATGGCTAACATGGCATTACAAATGGCACAGCAGTCACCTCCCGGTATGTTTAATCTGGAAGCTTTGAACAGGACAATACTACAAGCAGCTAACATGCCTAACCTAGAAGATATCTTACCACCAAAGGTTGAACCTAAACCAATGGACCCAGTGTCAGATATCATGGCTGCAACCAAAGGTATACCTATTGCTGCCTTTCCGGGTCAGAACCATGATGCTCATATACAGACTAAGATGGCTTACCTTCAAGATCCTCAGAATGGTGCTAATCCTATTATGCAACGTATAGCTCCAATCTTAGAAGCTAACATACAGGAACATTCAGTGATGAAGTATCAAGAGCAGATGAATGGTGTAGCACAACAAGCTATTGGGCAGTTACCTCCAGAGCAACAGCAGAATCCTTCTGTAGTTGAAATGGTAATGGCACAAGCTGCACAGCAAGTTATGAATGCTAATCAAGCTGCTGGTATGGCTCAGTCACCTGAACAACAACTTGTATCTCTTGAGCAAGCCAAGGTAGAACTTCAGAAGCAGAAGCTACAGCAAGATACAGTTGTACAAGCTGCTGAGATGGAACTTAAAGAGAAGCAGTTAGAACTTGATGAAAATGAGCAAATCATTGATATGCTTAAAACAGGTTCAGCAACTGAATTTAAGAAAGAAAAAGCTAAACTTGATAGAGAGTCTAAAAAGGAACTTAAGTCTATGGATGTTCTAGGTAAGTTAGCGATTGAAGAAGAGAAGCAAGCAAGTGAAGATAAAAGAACAGCAGAAAGTAATTTAAAAGATATTATGGAAAAAGGAGAATAGTAATGATGAAGAAAGGTAAAGGATACCCAGAGCATGTTAAGCCAAGTGGTAAGTCTTTTGGAAATGCTTATGATAAAGATATATCGGGTAATCGTAGTTCCCGTGCTGTCTTAAACGAATGGCCTGACTATGCTTGGAAAATGCCTGAGAAGGGTTCTAAGTAAAAGTAATGGAAGTTTGGGATGAAGTAATCAAAGAGTTTAATCAAGAGATTAACACTCTTCGTATTTCTTTAGGAAATGGTGCAGCAGAAGATTATGCTCACTACCGTCAAATTGTTGGATCTATCTCTAGTCTTGAGTGGGCTAGAAATAATCTAACAGATATTATTAAAAAACGAACATATGGAGATGAAGACTAAAATGAGAGAACAACACTTAGGTGGATCAGTAAAGAATGATAAATGGATTACAGATGTAGAAGAAATGGCAGACCCAGAAGTATTGCCAGAACTTCCCGGCTATCATGTATTAGTACGTCCTGTGTCAGTTAAGAGTGTGACAAAAGGTGGTATTTATATTCCTGACTCTACTAAAGATGATATGTCTTACCTAACAACTGTAGGTAGGGTAGTAGCATTAGGAGATCTAGCTTATCTTGATAAAGAGAAGTTCCCTGCTGGTGCTTGGTGTAAGGTTGGTGACTATGTTTCTTATGGAAAACTAATAGGAACTAAGCTTTTTTATAAGGGTGTACGCTTTATTCTACTCTTTGATGACCAGATAACCATGAGACTAGAAGACCCAAAAGACCTTGATCCTACATTTAATTTAAGTAAAGGGTCTAATTAATTTGGGAAATAGTTAATTATGTGATATAATATTACCAATACGTAAATCGTTTGTTTCGTAAACAACGGAAGGATAATAAAATGGAAGATGATAATTGGAACACAGTCAGTGTTCAGAATGCAGAGCAAGAAGACAAAATAGAAATAGAATTTGAAGAACCTATTGAGAAAGAACCTGAGATAAAAGTACAGGAAAAAGAAGAAACTAAAGTAGAGATTGAGCAGGAAGAAGAGCCTGTTAAAGCTGAAGAACCTGAACTAGAAGGTATTAAAACTCAGGGAGCAGAAAAAAGAATAAGGAAACTTATTAGAGAACGTAAAGAACGTGATGAACATATTCAAGCTCTCATCCAAAAAAATGAGGAACTAAGTAGTAACCTCAGAACAAAAGATAAAGAAGTAAATGTATTAGGGAAGTCTAGCCTAGATGCTTCTGAGAAACAACTAACTGATAAGATAGAACTGGCAAGAGCAGTTTACGCAGAAGCCTTTGAAGAAGGCGATAAAGATAGAGTTCTTAAAGCACAGGAAATGCTTAACGATGCTCAGATAGATCTTAAGAATGTAACTGCTGCTCAGAATAATTATCAGGAGATACAGGAAGAAGTTGCACCACAACAACAGGTACAGCGTCAACCTGCACCTCAAAGGACTGATCCAAGGGCAGAGCAATGGGCTTCTGACAATGATTGGTTTGGTAAAGATAATGTTATGACTGCTGCTGCTCTAGCAATAGATGCAGAGTTAAAAGGAGAAGGGTATGATCCAGAAGATCAAGACTTCTATCAAGAAATTAATAAAAGAATCCAATCGGCTTTTCCACAAAAGTTTGAGGAAAGCCAAAATCGTGTGCAGGAAAATACGTCACAACCTGCTCAAGTAGTATCGGGAGGGTCACGTTCATCCCCAACCAATTCTAAAAAGGTTAAGCTATCAAAAGAAGATGTTAGGTTAGCACAGAAATGGGACATACCGCTTGAAAGATATGCCGCTGAGAAGTTAAAGATTGATGACTCAGACGGGTATACAAACATAAATTAACGTGGGAGATAAAGAATGACAACACGAAATGAAGTACGTAGTAATACAAGTCGAGAAGCTAATACAAGAGAAGAAGAATGGACCTTTGAGGAGCCAGATGCCCTCAAGATACCTGAAGAGGTAGAAGCACGATTCAACAATGACGGAATGTCATTACGTTGGTTACGCATATCTGTAAAGGGACAGGATGATATCACTAATATTGGCAAGAAACAGCAACAGGGTTGGGAATTTGTAACACCTGATGAGGTTCCTGAACTTGCAATTACATCCTTCGTAAGGAAAGAAGGTCGTTATACTGGAACAGTCTGTCGTGGAGACTTAGCATTGGCAAAATTGCCAACTGGAAAGGTAACGGCTAGAAGGAAGCATTATGAGAATAAAGCTAATGACATGATGGATGCAGTTAATGCACAACTCATGAGTGGAAATAACTCTCGTATGCCGATTACAAATTCAAGTAAGTCAGTAATAACAAAAGGAAGGCAACCGTCTTTTCAAGACTAAGCTTTTCTTTTTAACCATAGGAGAAACACATGTCTACTACTAAAGCATTTCGTGGCTTTACTCCTGCTCGTATGAAAGGTGGAGGTTACAACAATGAAGCTGTAACTGATGTCATTGCTTGGTCATCTACTGGCCTTGCAGGAACACCTACTAACAACATTTTCACTGGTGATCCAGTAGTTCTGCCGGGTGCAAACTTTGCAACTATCTCACCATTTATTGCTACAACTCTTAAGCCTTCAGGGGTTTTCATGGGTTGTCAGTATGTTGAAAATGGAGAACAAAAATTCTCACGTTACTGGACGGGTGGAACTAGTGCCTCAGATATTAAGTTTTTCGTCATTACTAATGCCGATCAAACTTATCACATTCAATGTTCGCTAACTCTATCTGCTGCTGAAGCTCTCATTGTAAAGAACTACAATGTAACCGTCAGTTCAACAGCATCTTCAGGAAGCACTACAACTGGTCAATCCAGTTACTACTTAATGGCCTCTTCAGGTGCAGAAACAGAACTTCCTGCACGGGTTATTGGTAGAGCGCAACTACCTGACGAGAGTGATGGTGATGCATATCCAATCGTTGAAGTATATCTTAACACACACCGTGATAATTATGTCACGGCAACAGCATCTAGTGCTTAATAGGGAGGATTTATTATGGCTATAAATAGAGCTAGTATTAGTAAAGAACTCCTTCCCGGCTTAAATGCTGTGTTTGGAGTTGAGTATGGAGAAGTTAATGATGAGCATAAACCTCTCTATGAAATTGAAAACTCAGATCGTGCTTTTGAAGAAGAAGTACTATTCACTGGATTTGGCTCTGCGCCAACTAAAGGTGAAGGTGCTGCCGTTACTTATGATGACGCACAAGAGAGTTATGTAGCCCGTTATACGGCTGAGACTGTAGCATTGGCATTTGCCATTACAGAAGAAGCAATGGAAGACAATCTTTATGATACGTTTGCCAAGCTTCGTGCTAGAGGTCTTGCTCGTGCAATGGCTAACACTAAGCAGGTTAAAGCTGCAAATCTATTCAACAATGGCTTCTCAGATGCTATTGGTGATGGTGCTGCATTCTTTTCTGCTGCACACCCAACTATCTCTGCTGGTAATCAGAGCAACTTAGCTGCTGCTGCTGACCTGTCAGAGGCTACACTTGAAACCATTCTAACCAACATCCAGAAGATTACGGATGATCGTGGTATCTTGATTGGTGCAAGTGCTAAAAGTCTACACATCCCAGTTGACTCATGGGCAATTGCAGACCGTGTTCTTTCTAGTCCCGGCAATACTCAAACGAGTGCTGGAGATACGAATCCAAACACGAATGCAGTAAATGCTACTCGTCACCTTGGTATGTTACCTGATGGTTATTACATCAACCGTAGGTTCACAGACACTGACGCTTACTTCGTCAAGACTGATGTACCTAATGGTGCTAAGATGTTTAACCGTACCCCACTTCAGACCAAGATGGAGCCAGACTTCGATACTGGTAATCTTCGGTTCAAGGCACGGGAGCGTTATAGCTTTGGTGTTTCTGATTGGCGTGGTTACTTCGGTAGCGCAGGTTAATTAATATATGGGGGAGAGGTGCAAAGCCTCTTCCTCATTATTATAAGGAGATGATATGAGTACAAATATTAAAGCAGCTACCAATACAAGTATTAATGGTGAAGTTAAAACTCTGTTTAGATATGTAGATAGTAATGCAACTGTAGGTAATAATGGAACAGGTAATAACCGTCCAACCACTACAAGAATTTTAGCTATACATACTTACTCTACATTAGCAGGTGAAATAGATATTACAGGTGCAAGGCAGATTACAAATAAGACTGCTAAAGGCACAGCTATACGATACAGAGTTGGAGCTACGGATTCTAATGATATGTATATAGGAGAATTAGGCATAGGTGTAAATGGAGTAGTTTGTTGTAGTACTTCAGGTACAGGAACAATGCTTCCAACAATTACTTTATATGTAGGTTAGTATGCCGAATTACTCTTACTTAAAGACAGACTTAATCAATACGACTGAGAATGACTCTACTGAGTTTGCTACTCAGGTGTCTACAATTATCTATAAGACAGAACTACGTATGGTTAAAGATCTTGATGATGCTGGATTAAATGAATACGCAACAATATCTGTGTCTTCTGGTAATGCAGGAACTGTGTCTTTAAGTGATAGAGCTAGAATTGTTCGTAATGTAAACTATAAAGTTAGCACAGGAACAACAGTAACAAATCTTCTTCAAAGGACAGTAGAGTATGTGAATGACTACTGGCCTGTAAGTGCATCTACAGGAACGCCTAGATACTATACAAGGCGTAACAACTCAAGTATAAAAATAGTCCCTACCCCAGTTTCAGCACTTACAGTTGAAATACAAACACAATCATCACCACTCCCTCTAGCATCTGCTACAGGTACGAGTGTGACTATAAGTAATTATCTTAGTGAATATTGTTATGAAGCTCTCTTTGCAGGATGCATGGTAGAAGCTACAATGTACATGAAAGATTGGAATACACTTCCCGTATGGCAAGGGGAATATCAAAATGCCATAGCAACACTACGCAATCAAGCGAGAAGGACTCGACAAGATGATATGGCTGTAGCTGCATCTCCTGCTGGTGGTCCTGATACTATAACACAGGGCGCAAGCTAGAGGAGAATTTAAAATGAAGAAAAAAATTATTAGAAAAAGATTTGGTAAACAAGTTGGTAAAAAACTATTACCATCAGGAAATAATGTACCAGCAGGTATGAGAAATATGACACCTGCTCAAATAAGAAAAGCATTAGCTGGTAGAGAAGGATCTAATGTTCAGGTAATTGATGATAAGGTAGTTCCTACAGGTCTAAAGAAAAAGAAAAAAAGCTCAGTTCCTAAAAAAACAAAATCATCTACAAAGAGAAAAGGTGCTAATTTAATGGAAGGTTCTGCAATGGGTTCACAACCTAAAGGTGGTCCTAGAAATATAGTTGGACGTAGTGAAGAACCAACCATGAAAGATGCTGTAAGTGATAAACAAAAAGATAAACTAGCTAGACAGAAAGCAGCTAAAGGATCATTTAAAAGAGCGAAAACTCTTAAAAGAAATTCTATGGAAGAACTAGCTGATACATACGATAAGATGCTTAAAGGCGCACAAAGAGCAGAGCGTTTAAAAAAGAATAGTAGATTTTTACCTTTATTTAAAAAACGTGGCATGGCTAATATTTCTAAAAAAGCTGGTGGACCTGTAATTAAACGTAAAACTTCTGGTCCAACTAAACCTAAAGTTAAAACACCTGATTGGATGAAAGGTTTATCTGAAGATAGAATTAAAGAAATGTTAGGTGGACCTAAACCTAGTGGAGAACGTAGGACTAAAATAAAGAAAAAACCTTCTAAAGTTCGTAAGGCTAAAGCTGGTGGACCTGTAATTAAAAAAAGGGGTGGTGGTCAAGTCTATAAATATAAACATGGCACTGGAAGTAAAACTATTAAAGGTGGTATGAGTGGTAATGATGTTGTAGCAGGATGTTATGATTAGTCGTAGCTCTGCTAGACAACAAATTATGAAGCCCGGAAGAAAAAAAAGAAAAGTTAAAAAGGTACTGGGTGAGTTTAAAAGAAAAAAGTTAAAAAGTAGCTCTGGTAAAAAAGTTACTAATCGTAAACAAGCTATTGCTATCGCATTAAGCGAAGCAAAACGAAAGAAACGAAAAAGGAGAAGTTAAATGGGTGGACCAATAGCACAAATCCCTACTCCAGTAGATCTGGATAAGGTACTTGGAAGACCAACGGGACAGGGCTATGGTGCTGCTCGTAAAGGACCAAGTGTACAAGGACAACCTAAGAATATTGTTGTAGATGAAAGTTATTCTCAAGGTAAATCTTTTAAAGTTTCTATAGGAGAATAGATATGGGAGCAGTAACTAAACCATTAGTAGCAGGAATTAAGCCTTATATAACAGAAGGTCTTAGAGCAGTTTTTGGTAAAAAAGGAAAGTTAAAAAAAAATGAAAGAGCTATAATAACTAGGCAATCAAATAAAGCTGCTAAAGGATTAAACTTAACACCTGCTGAAGCACAACAAGCTTTACGTGATGCTGTTAAAGC